GTAATCTTGAAGCGTTCTTCGGCTTACCTTCAACCGTGCTGACACTTCCTTGTCGGTGAAGAAACGCTCTCCGCCCAATGTCGGGCGGTAGTTGGCGGTCAGACGCTCATAGTTGTCCAACAGACGGTCAAGGCTGCCCATGAAGTGGATTATCCACTCGTTGTCTTTGTTAATCAATTCGTTCATGTTACTTTGAATTTAGTGGGTATTGTTATTATACTTTATTTATTGCACTGAGATTATATTGTCCGTCCTTTGAATCTCGCGTCTTTTCGTCTATCCTCCACAACGGAAACGATACGCTGCACATCTTCGGGACGGTAATACGTCTTGTGGTTTATCTGTGAGTAGGCAAGCGTGCCGTTGTCCCGCAGGGTCTGTAACGTGCGGGGACTGATGTTTAGCATCCGGCACACGTCCTGATTGTCCATCCACTCACTTATTTTCTTTTCGCCGTGCCGCTGGCAGATGGCTTCCATACGGTGAACGAAGCGGTCGAACTTGGCGACCATCGCCTCAAATGTTTTTCTTTCGATAGATACGATTTCCATAT